CAAAGAAAATGTTCACCGACAAAGTAGTACCAATTAGTTTAAATTACCCATTCTTCTTCAAGCCAATACAGGACGGTATGGACCGGCCAAAGTCCGAACTCGCTTATAGAGTCCCCGCAAAGAAGTTTACTCGTAAGAAAATGAGGGAGCGAGAAGAGCAAGATGATATGGAAGGACTTGATACAACTATTGACTGGAAAAATACAGGTGATAATAGTTATGATGGTGAAAAACTTTCACTATTAGTACACGATGAAAGTGGTAAATGGGAGAGACCTGATAATATAAAAAATAATTGGAGAGTTACAAAAACTTGTTTACGATTAGGTAGTAGAGTAGTTGGTAAATGCATGATGGGATCTACTTCTAATGCTTTAGACAAAGGGGGTGATAATTTTAAAAACTTATATAATAATTCAGATGTTACAAAGCGAAACAGAAATGGACAGACTAAGTCAGGATTATATTCTTTGTTTATTCCTATGGAATGGAATTACGAAGGCTTCATTGATGAATATGGACAACCTGTATTCAGCACTCCTAGAGAGTCCGCATTTGATCCACAAGGATTAGAAATAGATTATGGCGTTATAGATCATTGGGAGAATGAAGCACACGGTTTAAAAGATGATCAAGATGCTTTAAATGAATTTTACCGTCAGTTTCCTAGAACAGAAGAACACGCATTTAGAGATGAGACTGGTAATAGCTTATTCAATCTTGTTAAGATATATGAGCAAATAGATTATAACGAAGGTAATAGAAATTCATCTGTATTAACGCCTGGTAACTTTCAATGGACAAATGGAGTTAAAGATACTCAAGTTACTTTTAATCCAGATCCAAATGGACGGTTTAAAGTTAGTTGGGTACCAGGTGGAAAATTACAAAATAACGTTATATTAAAAAATGGCGTAAAATATCCAGGTAATGAACATATGGGTGCGTTTGGTTGTGACTCATATGATATATCTGGAACAGTAGATAATAGAGGATCAAAAGGTGCTTTACATGGATTAACAAAATATTCAATGGAAGATGCTCCGGCTAATACATTCTTTTTAGAATACATAGCAAGACCTCAAACTGCTGAAATATTTTTTGAAGATATTTTAATGGCATTAGTATTTTATGGGATGCCAATATTAGCAGAAAACAATAAACCTAGATTATTGTACTATTTACGAAGAAGAGGTTATAGAGGATTTAGCATGAATAGACCAGATAAGATTTGGAACAAACTATCTGTAGCAGAAAAAGAGGTTGGTGGAATACCCAACTCAAGTGAGGATATAAAACAAGCTCATGCCGCCGCTATTGAAATGTATATCAACGACCACGTTGGGCTATTACAAGATGGTACTTATGGTACCATGTATTTCAACGAAACGTTAAACGATTGGTCTAAGTTTGATATAAATAAAAGAACAAAACACGATGCTTCTATTAGTTCGGGTTTAGCAATAATGGCTTGTAATAGACATTTATATAGACCTAATCCTAAGCAGAAAAAAGAAGCGTTAAATTTAAGTATATCAAAATATAATAATAAAGGATTTTCATCACAGATAATTAAAAATAAAATATGAGACTAGAACACTCTATAAATTTCCCATCACAAGCGGTAAGCGATTTAGAAAAACTAAGTGAAGACTACGGTTTAAAAGTAGCAAGAGCAATAAGACACGAGTGGTTTTCGGGCACTACATCTAAGTATAATAGTCATAGAAATAATTTCCACACGTTAAGACTGTACGCAAGAGGAGAGCAGCCTATACAAAAATATAAAAATGAGTTATCTATAAATGGTGATTTATCTTATTTAAATTTAGATTGGAAACCTGTTCCAATTATTCCTAAGTTTGTTGATATCGTAGTAAACGGTATGGCACAAAGAAACTACGAAATAAATTGTTTCTCACAAGATGAATATGGAGTTAGTAAGCGTACAAAATATATGGAATCCATGCTACGCGATATGCGTGCTAAGGATTTTGATAAAATGGCTTCAGAGCAACTAGGTATAGAATTAAGAGAAAATGACCCGGAAACGTTACCAGATACAGAAGAGGAATTAGCATTACACATGCAATTAAACTACAAGCAAGCTGTTGAGTTAGCTGAAGAACAAGCTATAAATGTATTACTAGAAGATAGTGATTATGATTTGATAAGAAGAAGAGTATTATATGATTTAACGGTTATTGGTATTGGAGCAACGAAAACTACGTTTGATTTTAGCAATGGAGCTAAAGCACAATATGTTGATCCTACTGATTTAGTTTATTCACATACTGAATCACCTTATTTCGAAGACTTATATTATATTGGTGAAATGAAAGAAATACCAATAAATGAGTTAGTAAAAGAGTTTCCAGAATTAACAGAGTCTGATGTAAAAGATATAGTAGATAAATATTCTTATCCACTAGATTACGTAAACCATAAAGATAAAAACAAAGTTCAAGTTTTATATTTCAATTATAAAACACACATGAATAATGTTTACAAATTAAAATCAACAGCCTCCGGCGGTGATAGAATAATAGAAAAAGATGATACTTTTAATCCACCCTCTGATATGGAAGGAGATTTTGAGAAGTTAGAAAGAGTTGTTGAGACTTTATATGAAGGTGTTTATATAGTGGGCTCAGACAAAATACTAAGGTGGAGAATGTGTCCTAACATGATGAGGAGTGATTCTGATTTTGGTAGGGTTAAGATGAATTATCAAATTGTTGCGCCTAGAATATATGAAGGTAGGATTGAATCAATAGTTAGTAGAATAACAAGTTTTGCTGACATGATTCAGTTAACGCATTTAAAGTTACAACAAGTAATGGCGAGAATGGTACCGGATGGTGTATACTTAGATGCTGATGGTTTAGCTGAAATAGATTTAGGTAATGGAACAAATTACAATCCACAAGAGGCCTTAAATATGTTTTTTCAAACTGGTAGTGTTATTGGTAGGAGTTTCACTTCTGAGGGAGATATGAATCCTGGTAAAGTACCAATACAACAAATAAGTAACGGTGTAAATAGTGGTAAATTACAAAGTTTAATTACCACTTATAATTATTATCTACAGATGATAAGAGATGTAACCGGATTAAATGAAGCTAGAGATGCTAGTACTCCAGATAGAAATGCTTTAGTTGGTGTGCAGAAAATGGCAGCGGCTAACTCTAATACTGCAACTAGACATATATTACAATCCATGTTGTACGTTACAGCTGAAGTCGCAGGGTGTTTATCACTTCGTATAGCAGATATAATAGAATACTCTCCAACTAAAGATGCTTTTATTAGAGCTTTAGGCGCGCATAACGTTGCCACGTTGGAAGAAATGAAAAATTTACATTTATATGATTTTGGTATATTTATAGAGTTAATGCCAGATGAAGAGGAGAAAGCTTTATTAGAGAATAATATACAAGCTGCTTTAGCTCAGCAATTAATAGATTTAGATGATGCTATTGATTTACGTAATGTTAGAAACTTAAAGTTAGCTAATCAGTTATTAAAAGTAAAAAGAAAAGCTAAGCAAAAAAGGGACCAACAAATGCAACAACAAAACATGCAAGCACAGTCTCAAGCTAACGCCCAAGCACAACAAGCATCTGCTCAAGCTGAAATGCAAAAGAATCAACAAAAAATGCAAATTGATGCGCAAATAGAGCAAACTAAGAATCAGTTAAAAACACAATACTTACAAGCTGAGGTTCAGGCTAAAAAAGAATTAATGCAATTTGAGTTTGAATTAAACTCTCAGCTAGAAGGAATGAAACAACAAAACAACAATCAAATGGAAGGTATGAGAGAGGATAGAAGAGACCAAAGAGTTGATAGACAAGCAGGTCATCAAATGCAAATGATTGATAAAAGAAAAGAGGGTGAATCTCTTAAAAAATTCGAATCTTCTGGTAATGATATACTTACGGGAGGAGCGGGCATGGAAGATGTCCAACTTTAATATTTAATATTTTATAAAATTTTATTATGATAGAACTAAATGAAGAAGTTACTGAAGAAGTAACTGACTCTGTTGAAGAGACAACAGACGAAAATCAAGAGCAACCCGTAGAAGAGGTTGTAGAAGAGGTTGTAGAAGAACCAAAAATAGACGAATCTAAATTTGAAAGCGCTGGTGATGACAGTGTAATAAAAATAGATTTAAGTAAACCACCTAGTGATAATAAGGAGGATAATATAACTGAAGAAACAGTTGAAACTGAACAGCCAGTAATGGAAGAAATTACTGAAGAAGAAAATGTAGAAGAAGTAAAAGAAGTTGTTGAAGAAGCAATAGCTGAATCAGAGACAACTGGAGAACCTTTACCAGAGGGAGTTCAAAAACTTGTAGAGTTTATGAATAAAACAGGTGGTGATATAAATGACTACGTAAAATTAAACAGAGACATTAAAGAAATGGATGACTCTGATGTATTAAACGAATACTATAAAGAAACAAAATCTCATTTAACACCAGAAGAAAGAAGTTTTTTATTAGAAGATAATTTTGGATATGATGATAGTGTTGATGATGAAAAAGATATTCGTAAAAAGAAAATAGCCCTTAAAGAGCAAGTTGCCGAGGCTAGAGCCCACTTAGACAGGCAAAAGTCTAAATACTATGAGGAAATTAAAGCTGGGTCAAAGTTGACCAATGAACAACAAGAAGCAATTAATTTCTATCATAAATACAATAAAGATTCTGAAGAACAGAAGAAGTTATCTGAAAAAAGCAAAAGAACATTTTTAAATAAAACTAATAGTTTCTTTGGGCAGGATTTCAAAGGTTTTGAATATAACGTCGGGGACAAAAAATACAGGTTTAATGTTAAAGATGCTGATAAAGTGAAAGAAACCCAAAGTGATCTTAATAATTTTGTTAATAAATTTGTTGGTAAAGATGAATCAACAATTGAAGACACAGAGGGTTATCACAAATCTTTATACACTGCTATGAATGCTGATAAGATTGCTAAACATTTTTATGAGCAAGGCAAAGCAGATGCAATAAAAAACAGAATTGCTAAAGATAAAAATATTAATCTAGAACCTAGGAAAACGCATGGCGAAGTAAATGTCGGTGGTATTAAAGTTAGGGCTTTAGGTGAATCTTCTTCTGATATGAAAAACAGATCTTTTAAAATTAGAAAGAAAAATTAACTTAAAAAAATTATAAATTATGGCAATTACAAATGGAGGTAATTTGAATAGTGTACCTGCTCCAATAAAGCAAACACTATCTACAAATTATTTAGACCTCAACAGCTCGTCTGGATGGGGACAACAATACGTGCCTGACTTAATGGAGAAAGAAGCTGAAGTTTTCGGACCGAGAACTATTTCAGGATTTTTATCTAAAGTTGGTGCAGAAGAGGCTATGCAAGCTGATCAAGTTATTTGGTCAGAGCAAGGTAGATTACACTTATCTTATTTATGTGATATAGACGCAGGGGGATCGGCTGAACCCGTGGTTACAATTCAATCTGATATTGATGGTAATAACTACGCAGAAGCTGGTATCTCAACAACACATGGGGTTAAATTAAATGACACTGTTATTTTATCAAACGCAAATGGAGTTTATAAAGGTATAGTAATTGGTTTTGCTGGTACTAACGATTGCGACGTTACTGTCTCTATATACGATGGTAGTACAGTTGCTACACTCGATACTAACAAAGGTACAACTATGTTAGTTTATGGTTCTGAATATGCTAAAGGTACAGCTTATTATACAGCTGCCGGTGTAGCTGCTTCAGATTCAAGAAAAGCGGTTGAGCCTAGTTTTAAAACTTTCTCTAACAAACCAATTATATTGAAAGAATATTACGAAGTATCTGGATCAGACGCTTCAAAGATTGGTTGGGTTGAAATTACTAGCGAAATGGGGCAATCAGGTTATTTATGGTACTTAAAAGCTGAGTCTGATACAAGATCTAGATTTACTGATTACTTAGAAATGGCAATGCTAGAAGGAGAGCTTGGTGATGATAACGCTCATAACTTTGGTGCTGGTGGTTCTGGTAATACTCAAGGCGTTGACGCGTGGTTAGGAAATGCTTCTGGTTCTACAGTTGGTACTGAAGGTATGTTTGCTGCTATCGAAGATAGAGGTAATATTACTTCAGGTGTAACAGGTGTAAACGCTGCTACTGACTTAGCTGAGTTCGATGCTATTTTAACTGAATTCGACAAGCAAGGTGCTATTGAAGAATACATGATGTTCGTTAATAGAGCTACTAGTTTAGCTATCGACGATATGTTGGCTTCAATGAATTCTTACGGAGCTGGAGGTACTTCTTATGGGGTATTTGATAACTCAGAGGATATGGCATTAAATTTAGGTTTTTCAGGCTTCAGAAGAGGTTCATATGACTTCTACAAATCTGATTTCAGATACTTAAATGACAAAGCTACAAGAGGTGGTATCAATGATACTGCTGGTTCTAATGCTATTCGTGGCGTTATGATTCCAGCTGGTACATCTACTGTGTATGATCAATCTATAGGTAAAAACCTAAAGAGACCTTTCTTACATGTTAGATATAGAGCTTCTCAAACAGACAATAGAAAAATGAAAACTTGGACTA